GTCAAATTTTGGTTGTTGGTTCCTATAGGACCACTTGTGGTGAAGTTGAGAATTGCGTTGTCAGCAAAACTTCTAGCTTGGGTGCAGTTGACCAATGTACCTGTTGTTAACGCGGTAACATTGGATGTAGATACTGCACCGTAGTTCACACATAAGGAAATTAGATAGTTACCAATCAATCCCGGAGGTAAATATATGTGGTTATTATCAAATGTAACACCTATGGAGTCAAACTTGGGGTTTAGACCTATGAACGGGGTGTTTCCTACAAATGATATGGATTGGGAATTGTAATGGGCATATGAGGCGAAAGTTGCGGCACTACCGGTGTCGATAGGTTTGCGTAATTCAACGTCATACGTGACCCATAATTCCCCTAAGTTAACGTTGGTTCCTTGGACACCCGTGGAGGCAAAAGTTGTAAGACCTAGATCATACATCTTTTGATCCTCCCCTGCGGGAACCACAGCACCTCTAACATATTGCACTGCGAAAGGGTTTTCTTTAGGATCACATTCAATAGGATGACAAAAATCCTCGGAGGTTTTTGTATCATTAGAGAAATATGAAGCTAATAGAGAAATTTTATCAGTGTATATGTTTGCTGTCGAACGATAATTAGTACCCATCATAACGGTACCAATGGTAGTGTTAGTACCACTGGCGATTGCGGTTGAGGTTGCACTTACAAACTCAAATACAAGTCCTTTAAACTCATACTCTTGATATTGTTGGGCTACAATACTCAACCACGGGAAGGTTGCACTAACACCTGGGTTCAAAGCGTAACCTTGAGACTTGAAAGTGTTAGCGGTGGCGGATGATGTGATGTCACCAATGTACTCTTTATGGACAATGCGTGCGGTCAGTCTGTTCGTATGCATGTTGAGTACTTTTGGGTTTGTTGTTAAGTTGTTGGATGAAACGGAATAGTCGCCAGCGCCCAACCATTTTGAGATACTTCGACCTAGGCTCGACCCATTCTCTCTGCCGAGAGGTGTTAGGCCA